CGACCGGCCAGCCCTTACGTCTTAAGATGTACTACGACGAGAACCCTCCGGATAAGGGGCATTGGACTTACCGGATGTTCAAGACCAAGGTCGATCCCGAGACCCATGCCGAACTGCCAGAACCGCAGAACTACGGATTCATGCAACTTAATCCACGGGACAATCTGGAGAATCTGCCGGCGGATTATCTCAAGCAACTGGAATCCCTGCCTCCGCGCTTGCGCAAGCGTTTCCTTGAGGGCGAATTCCGGGACGCCTCTCCGAACGCCCTGTTCAGTGATGAAACCATCGAGCGCTGGCGCAATATCGACCGGGAACTGCCGGATATGCTGCGCATCGTCGTTGCGGTAGATCCATCCGGAGCAGACGACGAGGACAACATCGACAACGATGAAATCGGGATTGTCGTCTGCGGACTCGGGATTGATGGGAATGGCTACGTTCTGGAAGACCTGACCTGCAAGGTTGGCCCTGAGAAGTGGGGGAAAGTGGCCACCAATGCGTTTGAGCGTCACGCGGCTGACCGAATCGTCGCCGAGGTCAACTTTGGAGGGGCAATGGTGGGAGCTGTAATCCGTGGTGCGCGAATCAATACGCCGTTCCGTCCTGTGAACGCCTCTCGTGGAAAGGTCGTCCGGGCCGAGCCGATTTCCCTGCTTTTCGAGAAGGGAAAGATTCGCATGGCGGGCATCTTTCGGGAGTTGGAAGATGAATTGACCGCCTTTACCACCCATGGCTACATGGGCGAGAACAGCCCTAACCGTGCGGATGCGATGATCTGGGGCATGACGGACCTGTTCCCGGAATTGGTGAAGGAAGAACCCACCAAACCTCCAGCGCCTCAACAAGTCTTCGTGCGCCATCGCGGACCGAACGCATGGATGCGCACATGAAACCGCGTCTCATAAAATTGAAAGAAATACCCGGATGGATGTGCATTGATTGGCTCATAACTGGAGTTGGCGGTACGCCAAAACAGGCATATGAGGATTATCTAGCAATGTATCTTCGCTCATGAAAATCGAGGCGCCATGCCTGCGAACCCGCAAAATCTGTTTCTTGACTTACGTCATTGAACATGACACTTACGCCTGCGTGCATTGCGGACAGCTTTTCGAGATTGATGATGATCCGGCGGATAAAGCCATTCTCGCCATCAGCCATGATGATCCATCCTTGATCGAGACAATCAGAGTCCATGGCTGACCAATCCAACACAGCCGTTCATCGCACCGAGGAAGAGCGCGAGTTTGCCGCTATCACCGATAACGAGATTTGGACCGAAGCCAGGGATCGGCTGGAAATCTCCAATAAGGCAGAAAGCCACAACCGTCCGGCTGCCAAGGAAGCCCTCAAATTCAGGGAGGGAAGTCAGTGGGATCACGATGCTTCCAATACCTCGATCAGCGAAGATGAACCAGAGTTGACCATCAACTTGACCGACGCCTTGTGCATGCGGGTCGAGAACAATATCCGCCAGCAAAGACCAAGGGGGAAATGTCATCCGGTAGGGGAGGGCGCGGATATTGAATTGGCCGAAATCATCAATGGTATCGGGCGGCACATCGAAACCCGTTCCGAAGCCTCGGTTGCCTACGATACCGCAGCCGCTTGCGCTCTTACAGCGGGTTGGGGCTATTTCCGCATGATCGCCGAGTTCGTAGGTCCCAAGAGCTTTCAGAAGGACCTGCGCATCCTTCCCATCCGGAACATTTTCACGGTGAACATGGATCCGGACGCCATTATGCCCACGGGGGCGGATCAGAACTGGTGCGAGATTTCCATTAAGATGAAGCGCCAGGAGTACAAAAGACGCTATCCAAAAGCTCCCAACATAAATTGGAATGACACCGGCAACGCACATGGCCAGATGGAGTGGGAAGACGCCGAGTCCGTAAGGCTTTGCGAGTATTTCCGTATCAGAGAACTGCCTGAAAAGCTCTACCTGCTTCGGACTGCTGACGGGCAGGAGTTCACCAAATACCGTTCCGAACTTCCAAAGGACCCGGCTACAGGCCGGATTGCTTCGATGGAGGACATCGAATCCGTTCTAGCCGAACATGGCATGAGAATCGAAGGGGATCGGGACTCGATCAAGCGTCAGGTCGAATGGTTCAGGTTGAATGGTCTAAAAGTCGTCGAAAGGCAGCAGATTCCCGGTTCTTACATTCCGGTTTTCCGGGTAGAAGACCGCGCTACCGATATTGACGGCGAGGTGCTTCGTAGGGGCATGGTACAAGCCATGATGGACCCGGCACGCATGGTTAATTACGGGGAAGTGGCGAAGATCAAGCGATTAGGATTGGCTCCTAAAGCCCCGTGGATCGGTGCTGAAGGTCAGTTTGAAGGACGGGATGAATGGAACGACGCCAATAAAAAGCCCTATTCCAAGCTGGAATACAAACCGGTCGTTATCGAGACCTCTCAGGGTCCGATTTTAATTCCTCCGCCGACACGACAACCTCCAGCCCAGATCGAGGCGGGATTTTCCGACTTCGTACAGGGCATGCGCTCGAACCTCATGGCGGTTGCGGGGGCTCCCAATGAGCCCGGACAGGATCAGCAAGGTGTTGTAGTCTCTGGAAGGGCGATAAATCGTCGTCAATGGCTTTCCGATCAAGCCCATTATCATGTTTATGACAACCTGACCCTTGCGATTGCCCAATGCTGGCGGGTGATTGTTGAATGGGTGCCCGTTTATTTCTGGGAACCTGGCCGAATGCAAAGAATTATTGGGGAAGACTCCACGCCGGAGATGGTCGCCATCAATAAACCGGAAGAAGAAGATGGCATCAAGCGGATCAAGAACGATTTGTCCGTGGGGCGTTACGATGTGGTGATGGATACCGGGCCAGGTTACGATACCAAGAGAGAAGAAGGCGCGGATAACATGCTGGAAATGATCAAAGTCCCCGCATTGGCTGAAATCGTCGCCAAAATGGGGCCTGATCTGCTTTTCCGGTCCATCGATCACCCTTACATGCAGGAATTGGCCGATCGACTAGCTGCCGCGACTCCGGACGGCCTGAAAAAAGTCATGGAAGGGCTCTCAAACAGGGCAAAATCACTGGTTCAGTCATTGGCCAATGAAAATCAACAATTGAAGCAGCAATTGCAACAGGTTCAGCAGGATTTGAAGGCCGGAATCACCAAAGCGCACATTGCTGCAGTAGTTAAAGCGCACGACACGAACGTCATGTCCGATACGAAACGCCATGATACGGAGGTGCGGGCTAGAACCGCTCTTTCTGTTGAGGAAATTAAGGCTGCCGGAAAGTTGGTGGATTCTCATCTGGAGCATGGGCACGAGGCTAATATGCTCAGGGAACAATTAACCCATGGAGCTATGGAAGCAGAACGGGACCGTGAATCAAAACCTAACGGGGAAGCCAAATGAAATGTCCTACATGCGGCAATGAGAAATTAGACTATGACTCATTTGAGGATATGTATCGATGCGGCCCCTGTTATAGCTTTTTCTATCCTGACGAAGTAGAAGAGAAAGACAATCTGAATGCGCCAATTTTCCAATTGCATATCCCGGAGACGATATGACGACGACAGTACTCAATAGCAATAATCTTGAAGCGATAGTCAAGGACGCGACCGGCGAAGGATTGGCAGCGGAGGCCAAGGATGGCAAAGTCGAAACCGAAAAAGCTGATACCAAGGTTGTCACCGAGACGAAGCCGGAGACTAAGGATACGTTGGATGTCGAGGGCGAAGATGGCCTGACCGCTAGGGAAAAGGCCGAATTGAGCGCCAAGATGCTCAAGGCCGTGGGTAAACGAGTCCGGGAAAAGCGCGAGGCCGAGGAATTTGCTGCGGAGCAGTATAATCTGCGTCTGGCGGCGGAGCGGCGGGCGAAGGAACTGGAAGATCAGATCAAGACCGTGCCAAAGCCGGAACCTGCAGAGGAACTCAAATCTCCGGATCGCGCCGATTTCGCTACCGACGAGGAATACGTCAAGGCTCTGGTCGATCACGGAGTAGCCGAGGCGTTGAAAGTAAAGAAGGCGGCGGATGACAAGGCTGCTGAGGAAGCGCGGATTGCGAATGTTTTGGAGACGGCAAAGACAAGGATCGCTAAGGCCATCGAATTGGTTCCGGACTTTGAGGATGTCGTTGCTTCTGCCGATTTGATTAGTCCGCCGACAATTGC